GGCGGCGGGGCCGTTTTTGCCCCCTGGTTAACGTCGGGCGGTGGGGTCATCGTCACGGGCGCCGCCTCAGGCACGGCCACCGGTGCCGCCTCAGGTGGGGCGAAATGTTGGGCTAAAAGCTTGTCTTGCTTGGCCTCTTCACCAAGCCACGCCTCGAATTGGTCGGCTGTTTTTTCGCTCTTTGCAAAGCGCCATCGCACAAGCTCGGCCGTATCGTTGTCGGTTATGCCTGCCTTGTAGAGCGCCAGGGTGGTGCTGTACGTCTCGCGCTCGGCTGCTGTGTGCGCCGTAAGCGCGTCGAGCTTGCCCTGTAGGTCTTCGGCCCCTTCGGCGCCGGTGCGGTAGGTGTCGATCTGCCCTTGCATCTCTGCAAGCGCTTCTTTCATCGAAGCAACTTCGGTTACTTTCTTTTCGAAACGGCTATAGGGAACGGTCTTTTCGTTTTCTTCGTCGCTCATAATGTCCTCGGGGGTTTTTAGGTGTATCGGTTACGGTCAAAAGCGATGCGCTCCAACGCCAGCGCCGCCGTCTCGCGGCTAACGTTGTGCACTGACATGTACAGGTCCACCACCGACGCCACGCCTAGCTCGGCCAGGGCTTGCCACTCTTCGATGATGGCTTTCTTCTCATCGGTGGACAGGGGCATCCCTGGATAGGCGATCTCCCATCCCTGCTCTGGTAGCGTTGAGCCCGTCGCCGCGTTCCAAAAGGCCGAGGCCTTCGAAAGCGTCTCGATGTCGCTGCGCGAAAACTGCACCTCGGATCGGCGCTGTGCTGCCCTCACGCCCTCTTTGCTAAGGGCGATGGCGTAGCCGCTGCGGGGGTTGGCGCTGATGCGGGCCATGTCTGTCGAGCTTATGCCAAAGTCCATGGCGAGGTCCGCGGTATATTCCCTGATGGCCTCGCCTAGCTTCGAGGGGTCGGCCCCTGCTTGAAACTGGCCCAGGCTTGGCGCCGTCTCGCCGGTGGCCTCGAAGTTAATCAAGCTGGCCGGGTCGGTGGGTATGTAGGCCATGTTTTCGTTTGGGTCTGATATGACGCCGCCGGCAGGTCGAACCCCGATCGCGTACTTCTGAGGCCACGAGCAATCGCGCACGCAATGGCGCCAGAATGTCCACAAAACGCTCGCCACAAGCGACCCCTCCACAAGCTCGATCCCCTCGAAGGGATCCCAAAGGCGGCCCGTGCGCTCGGCGTGGTAAAGCACGTAAGGCAAGCAAGGCTTACCCTCTAGGTGATACGGGTACGCATCGCCATAGAGGCCACCGTCACTCCCCAGGAAGCGGCCCGATAGGTCTTCTTTACCGTCGCCGCTTTCAACCCGATAGACGGGCTCGCCGCGGATGTCGAACACGTCCCGCGTCCACTCAACCTTCTTGCCCGTATCGCGTAGGCGGTACTCGGTTATCATCGTGGGCACGTCGGGCGCGTCGGCGCTGCTCTCGCCATAGACCATATCAGGGGGCACAACGCGCACCTGAAGGCGCGGAGTATCGCCGCCCACCACCGCGAGTCTGTAGAGGCCCTCACGAAGCCCGATCGTTATCACTTGCAAGCGTCTCGCCAACTGCCAAAGCCCGGCACCGTCAAGCACCTTGGTTAGCTCTTCGCTTGCGCCTGGCTGCTCGTGACTGATAACGGGCGGCCGGTCGTACAAGACCGATAGCTGATTAATAACGTTTCGAAAGGCGTTCTTTGTCATGTCGCCCTCACCCCAAGAGCGAAGGCGGACACTGTCGATCTCACGGCTCAAAAACTGGCGTAGATCGTTTTGCCAATTGCCCGTAAGCAGGCGGCGCCTGAGGCGGCTCTGCTCAACGCGGGCGCGGTCGTATTCGTCAGGCGGTGGCGGTGGGTTCGTGTCGATCAATGGTCACCTCTCGAAGCGCAGGCGATAGTAGCCCTTGCGGTATGATAGCACGCTAGACAAAACGTAGCGCGTCGCGTCCAATCGATGCTTTAAATCATCGTCGGCCCCTTGCCAGTATTTAAAAGAGTTGATCACCCCTTTAGCCCGAGGGTGCACCGTCAGATCACCGCGTCTAAATGCGTAGTTCATAAGACGGCAGCCCCATGACACCGAGCCGCGTCCTTTCTTCGGTGCCCTGATATGAAACGGGGGGCGGTACGCCCCGAGCTTGGCCGCGATGGCGGCCGTCAGTAGGTCGTTAACCTTGGCCCCGCCCGAAGCCTTGCCGGCGCTGTTCACATCACCGACGGCGATGTCTACCTCACGCGGGCTTATGTTGTGGCGCTCCAACATCGCCAGGATCCCCGCGGCGTCCTCTTCGGGATCGGTGCGCTTGGTGTTGGTGTACTCGTCAAGAATCCACATCGCCGGGTGATCGCCATCGCGCTCGAAGGCCACCAGGATCGCGCTCTCTTTGCCGATGCCCTCGCCGTGGTCAATGCCCAGGCCGATCCCTACCTCACCGTGTGGCTGCTCGTCACTCACACACCGCTCGTCGAAGGCCTCGAAGTATCGATCGGTAGCCTCGCCGTGCCAGTGGCCGTGCAGGCGTTGGGGCCGCTCGTGGGGTAGGTACTTGGCCGCGATGCCTTCGATCTGATCGGCGCCCAGGTGTGGGCAGTTCTCAGGCGACAAGTCGAAGCGGTGATCGCTCAATCGCCCTTGCTCTATCTCTTCGATCAGCCAATCAACGGGCCGCCCGACCGGCGTCATCGTTAGCCAAAGGTGGCCGCGCCGTACCAGTAGTCTAGCTAACAACTCACTATAAAGTTCACGCGGGGGCGGCTCGTCCACCCATACGAAGTCTAGACTAGCGGCGCCGTGGGCGATTGTGTCCTGCGAAGCTGTCATAATCTCCATCACCGATCCGTTCTTGAGCCTCAACTTTTGCCCGACGTATCCGCGCTGATCGTTGAAGTCGTAACCTTCGACAATAAAGCTCGGGCATATCTCATTGATGCGCCGCTGCACTTCCACCGACTGCGCCCACGAGTATGTGACCACACGGCCGCGCACGGGCGCCGGCTTCACCTCGCGCCATGGGTGACCGGTCATCACCCACAACGCCTCTCGGGCACCTGCCCTAGTCTTGCCCCACTGGTTGCCGGCTCGTAGGATCTTCTCGCGTGACGGGTCAGCATGAAACAAGGGCGCACCGGCCCCGGTTCGGTAGCGTTCAAACCTCAGGGGGTCATGCCTCACCGCTTCGGCTAGTGCTCTGTTCGCGTTCATGTTCTCACCTCGGGTTTTTGGAACATATCACGAAACCCCCCAGCCCCCACCCGAACCCCTACCCCCTACCCCAAGCCCCGCACGGTTTCAAAAAAAGACGAAAAGTCCCGACTAGGTTTGAACGGCACTATCGCCGAGTATGGCCCCGCACCGAAGGTGCTCAACGGCTCACGGTATGGCCATCGATGAGGCCGCCGTCGCCTCGGGTACCACCGGTACCACCCTTTGCCGCCAGCGTTTAGAATTCTATTCGCTGTAGTGCGTGGCCTGACCAGGGTACCACCTAAAAAACTCCCTCACACACACGCACCCGCGCCCGCGCACACCCCTAGCAGTTTTCAGCCTGGGCGGTACCCTATGCTTTTGCCCGGTGTTGGGCTTTCTAGCGGTGATACCAGCTGACCACCCCCAAGCCAAAAGGGTGGCTTTTGGGCCGTTTCAAAAAAAAGACGTCAAATGCCCCGCGGCGTTTGCAGGCTCTTAAACTTCAGTGATTCTTTTTTAATACACACCCCACCTATGCAGACCAGGCGCCCGCTTTGCATGGTTGTAAACTTATCGTAAACCCACACCCATCACCTATGCAGGCCCACCCGACACAGACACTTTGCATATCTGTTTTTTTCACTTGGTATTTAACCCTCTGGTCATACCAGATTAAATAACCAAGTGAAAAAAACAGCTATGCAAAGTGTCTACCTGAGGTGGAGCTACCTGAGGTGTGGGCCGGCGCCAGGTTTAATACCAACCGACACCCATGCAAACCCACACGCATTAAATACCAAGTGAACACCCCTGCAAGCTCCCAGCTTGCATACCCCTCAGTTTAACCTATGCAAACCTCAAAAGCCAGGTTCAAAGGGCGTTTTCACCGACCATGAGCATGGGCAGCCCCCACCCCGGCCGTGCCTGGGCCTCGCGCTAGAAAAAAATGGAGT